TCGTTTATTAATTGCTGTTAAGAAATACATTGCATCAGCTACTAAGTATTTAGTATTTGAAAACAACACAGCCGCAACACGTAACCGTTTCTTAAATATTGCTAATCCTTATTTGGAATCAGTACAACAACGCCAAGGTTTATATAGCTTTAAAGTTGTAATGGATGAGTCAAATAACACTCCAGATATTATCGATCGTAATATTATGTATGGTCAAATATTCCTTCAACCAGCTAAGACCGCTGAATTCATTATCATTGATTTCAACATCTTACCTACCGGAGCAGCATTTGCTCAATAATTAAATTTATAACAAAAATTAATAAACAAGTAAGAAAAAAGCCTTTGGAAACAGAGGCTTTTTTTTTGGTTTTTTGACACTTATATATTTAAATTAAATAAAATAGATTGACTGAATACGTAGATGTATATAAGTATTAAAGCCAATATAATTGATACCTTTTAAGGAGTATATAAAAATTTATAATTACCACAGTCCCAATACCGATCATATCCATTAATTAACATATTTTCATACTCAGTTATTGTATTATCAAATATTGCAATTTTACTTTGTAATTTATGTTTTTGAAATAACTCCCGTGAGTATACATTAGCTCCTTTAAAGTAAAAATAATTAGATGAAGTAACACCTATTAATTTAAAATTGCTTTTAAAATAGGCATTTCCATTGCTTATTGTTCTATCGCAATAAGTAAATATATTTTTTGGATTATACGTTTTAATAAAATACGATAGCAATTTAGAAAAGCCACCAACTACTGTGCAATTCAATTCTGAAGCAAATCTTATAAGCTCCCACTCATATTGTTTAGTATAACGAGCTCGTCCTAAAGTACATACGGCAACTAAATTGTCATTGTAATACAATCCTAAATTCACTCTGGAATTGCATGAGCCTTGTAAATGAGTTTTATTTAAAAAATCATTTTTAACTTTTGATTTAATTTCTTTAACGATACATTTTCTGGCCGGGATAGTAGTATTACACTTAAGCTTGGTAGATATAATTGATTTAACAATGTCTTGTTTTTGATGCCATTGATAATCAAAAATATGAATCAATGCATAACCTGCAGAGATAGACTGTTTAGATTTGTTTAAATGATATTTTTTACTATTTAATTTACTTTCAGAATGCCAATACAATCCATTATATTCAATAGCTATATTATATTCAGGTAGCACAATATCTAATTCTTTTCCTGATAATATTGTACGATCTTTTTCAATAATTACACAGTTAGGGGCTAGAGATTGTATATACTCTATTAATTCTTTTTCTCCTTTTGATTGAGTTACTACTTGAGTAGGAGTGCATACTCGGCATATTGGAATAATGCCATTGTCAATTGATGAATGAAAAACATTAAAGCATTCATTGCACTGAAATGAATATGAAGTATTATCAACTCCATTATACTCTAATTCAGTAAACATAGGTACGACATGTTTCCATTTTATTAATATGTCATTGTACTTAGTTATCATTCGTTTCACCGGTCCATTGTAAGTAGCGTTTCCATATTTTTTCAATTTAGTTTCATGTACTTTGTCTAAATTATTGAAATTTTCATTTCCATATTTTTTCAACTTAGTTTGTTTAGATTTAGATAAAATGTCATTGCTACGCAACGCATGGTCAACTCCATATTTCAAAGTCATTGTTAGTTTATGTTTCTTTTGAATGTCTTTGTGAGTCATAGGATGACCTTTTTCATCCCATATTAGTTGCAAAGCATCACGCTGTTTTTGTTTAACTTCAGGGTCTGCATTTGCACATTTTTTACTGCAATATCGTTTATTCCATGATGGTAAATATTCAAAATGTACATCACACATTTTACATTTTTTCAATTGTCTTTGTTGTTTAGGTCTAGGCATATTTTCTACGTAGGGTTCAATTCCTGTAATAAATATATAAATCTTTTACAAACCATTATACTTTTAAAAGAAAATAAATATAAATGATAGTTATTATTGAAAGAAATATTAATCTTTAAAATAAAAATAAAATGGCTGAATTATTAGACCCAACCGAAATAATGTTTACCGCTTTTGAACCAAAAGTTGCAAACCGATTTATCATGTACATTGAAGGTATTCCTGCTTATTTAATTAAAGCAGCAAATCGCCCGGGCATCACTTTCGGTGATGTGGTATTAGACCATATTAACGTAGAAAGAAAATTAAAAGGAAAAGGACGTTGGAATGATGTATCAATTACTTTATACGATCCAGTAGTTCCTTCCGCTTCTCAAGCAGTAATGGAATGGGTTCGTTTATCTCATGAATCTGTAACAGGCCGTGATGGGTATTCTGATTTTTACAAGAAAGACATTACTTTCAATGCTTTAGGACCAGTAGGCGATAAAGTTGAAGAATGGACGCTAAAAGGTGCTTATATTGGAGACGCTAACTTTGGTGACTTTGATTGGGCGACTGAGGACGCTGTTAATATACAATTGACACTTAAGTATGACTATGCCATACTTCAATTTTAGTATGAAATACGATACGTTGATATTTTTTATAAAAATAACATAATAATATTTTATAGTTACAAAAGAATTCCTTATATTTATTTATATAAGGAATTTTTTTATGACAAAATTTAATGGAAATTTGTAAATAAGATATTTATTATTAAAATAAACCAACGAAAATGAAATTATCAGAATTTAAAAAACTAATCAGAGAAGAGGTTAGAAAAGTAATTAATGAATCTGCTACATTTGACGAACTAAAAAATAAGTTCATAGAGAATCCTTACGGTATCGGTGCTCAATTGGTAGTTTATGAAGAAGGTGAAAGGGGAAATCCCGATCGTTTAATCTTCAAACATGACGAAAAGTATAGAAGAGATCAAATTGAATCTAGGCTTAAAACTTTAGGAGTTCCTTCAAAGAGTATGTCTAAATACAACAAAGATAAAGCTTATAAATATCGTTATGAGCTTATTTTAACAAAATTCTAATATTAAAATGAAAGTATCAAAATTTAGACAACTTATCAAAGAAGAAGTTCGTAAAGTATTAAATGAAGGCGGGCTTGATAAACAAATAAAACAGCTGCTATATACAGCATTTACAGAGTCTCAAAAGCAAAAAAAGTTTCAACAGTTAGCCGACATGTTAGACGATGACTATGGCGTTAGCTTTGACTTAAAGCCTACATCTACGCCACAAGATATAAAAAGTGAAGTAGACTGGAGTGATTACGACGCATTAAGCAGAAGCGAATATAACTCTATTAAAAAAGATATTGAGAACATGTTAAAAATAAAATTAGATAATTAACAATTTCTAAAATAAATGAAAGCCTCTAGAAATAGGGGCTTTTTTCATGATTAGATATTTATATTAAAGGCAACATACAATGAATCCAGATAAATTCAAACAACTTTTAAAGGAATTTGCTCCACAAAGACAACTTCAAGAAGCAGATGTAATTCCAGTTGGGCCAGATGGCAATGAAATCACAGATAAAAGAGTCATAGCCAACTTGAACCTAGCAGTAAAGGCAGTAGATTCAAGCCTACGACCTAAGTTAGTACAGATACTTCAAGATCCAGATGCAGCAAAGGCATTGAAAAATCCAGCACAAAGAGCAGCGTTAGTAGGGGCAATTGCAATTGCTTTTGGAATGACAGAGCAAGAATTTTCTCAAATAGTAGGAAAGATAAAAGGAATGTTAAAAACCACTGAAGCTCCTGAAAATGATCAAGCTTAAACCTATAGCAGAGCAAGTACTCAATGAAGCTGAAGAAACTATTACGTGGGGAGAAGTTTCTAAATTACTAAATGCAATTAAAGGAAAACAAAACAAAGCTGAAGTTGCTGGAGTATTAAAAACGGCAGGTAAATGGGGGGTTTCACTTATTCCTGGATTATCCATTATATCTACAGTATTAGATACTTATGATAACATAACAGATATCAAAGATGTCGCTAAAGCAGTTTTGAATATAGGTAAAAATATATCCAAAGATGAAATGAAAAATCCAAAAGGTTCTGACTTTAAAAATTTAACAGGTCCATTTTGGGATGCATTGAAATTATCTCCTGAGGTATCAACTTTACTAGATGACAAAGTAGAAACTATGTTCATTAATCAAGTAATTATTCCAGAACTATCTAAACCAGGAAATGAAAATCAGCCAATACCTAATATGGATATTGAATTAGGTAAATGGCTAAACAAATCAGGATTAAAAGATAAAGCTGAAATTCACTTTACAAGCAAATCAGGAACGATTTAAACTCTGAATAAATTCAGTAATTATATATTTATATTAAATAATAAACCATTAGTTATGCCATTAGTTAACGACAATTATCCTAAAAAGGATAATGCAGAAATGTCGGATGCGCAGTTAAAAGAACTTGCCATTCAACAAATGCAACGCCAGGAGGTTAAAAACTCTGGGTTTCCAACAGAAATAATTTCATTACCATCTAAAGGATTAGTATATCCTGAAGGTAACCCTTTGCGAGAAGGAACTATAGAAATGAAATACATGACAGCTCGAGAAGAAGATATTCTTACTTCACAAAATTTAATTAAACAAGGAATTGTATTAGATAAACTAATGCAGTCAATGATTGTATCTCCTGTTAGATATGAAGATTTAGTAATAGGCGACAAAAATGCAATAATGATATCTTCTCGTATTTTAGGATATGGAAAAGATTATCAAGTAGAAGTTACATGTCCAAATTGCCAAGAAAAAAATAAAATTAATATTGATTTAACTCAATTACCTGAAACTAACATTCCTGAAGATGTAATTATGGTTGCTCCGGGAGTATTTGAATTTGCGTTACCTCAATCTAAAAGAACAGTACATTTTAGATTATTGACAACTGGAGACGATAAAAGAATTTCTAAAGAATTAGACGCAGCAAAACGAACTAATAAAAATAATCAAACTGTCGACAGAGAATTAACGACTAGATTGAAAAATTTAATAGTATCTATAGATGGCGACACTGATAAAAGAGCAGTTGCTAACTTTGTGGATAATGAATTATTTGCAATAGATTCTAGAGCATTAAGAACATATATTAGAGATATATCTCCAGACATTAAATTTGAACAAGAATTCGCCTGCACCGAATGCGACCACGAAGAGGAGGCGTTGGGATTCGGTATTGATACCAACTTTTTTTGGCCTAAGTCCTAAAGACAAACCAATATTGCATGCACAACTATTTGATCTAGTATATCACGGGAAAGGATTTACTTGGACAGAAATTTATAATATGCCAGTATGGCTTCGAAAATTTTATTATAAGAAGACAGAAGAAGCTATTATAGCTGCTAATAAAAAGACTACGAACAAAAAAGTTGATAAGCCAAAAATAGCAAGACCAGGAATAGGACCTTAATTGGTCCTATTTTCATGAAAGGTACTAACTAGTTATTAATTAGATATTTATTATTAAAATAGTATACTCATGAAAATTTCAGAATTTAAAAATCTTATTAGAGAAGAAATTAACAATGTTGCTGTAAAGCAGCAATTGAGAGAAGGTGTAGTTGATAAAATTATAGCTGCTATTATTGATAAAGTTGTTAAAGCAAAATATGGTAAATATTTTGATAGCCTGCATAAAGATCCTGAATATATAGAAGCGCTTAAAGGTGTTAAGACAGCTGCTGATAGAATTAACATGGCTGGAGAAAGAGCTGTAAAAGCAAAGCAACAATGGCAAAAAACATATGATGCGTATGCTAAGCAATATGGAAAAAAGGCAGCTGACAGGATTGTAGCACAAACCAAGGCAGGTATATACGATCCTTTTAAATTAGCTTCTAAAAAATAATTAATTAATGGCTAAACAAAAACCTACATCGAGTGCACCAAAAGCACCGCCAAAGGCACCACCAAAGGCACCACCAAAGGCACCACCGCCACTTCCTAAGGTAGATGCTAAAGGATACAAAGACATTGCTGATTTTTCTAAAAAATTTCTAGAAGATCAAAAGCAACAGGCTATTAATTCTTCTGACTTAAATAAATTAGCAGAAGAGTTAGCACATTCATGGGGTGATGTTTCAAAAGCCATTATGGCAGTTAATAAACAATCAACGCAATTAGAAGGTTCATTTAACGATATAGAAGATTTAACTAAAACTTTAGTTAGAAATTTAGAAAATGTAGGAGGAGAGTTATATGAGCAATTAAATGTTACTGATAAAATAAAAGAACTTCAAGAAAGTCAAAATAAAAAATTAGGTCAATACAGTAAACTTAAAGCAGCTAATAGAAAATTCACTAAAGAAAATTTAAGTTTAGAAGAAGAATTGTCTAATTTAATTGCTGAAAGAACTAAAGAACACAAAGGATTCGGAGTTTTTGAAAATGAATCTTTTAAAAATTCAAAAAAGCGAATTGAAGACGCTATTAAATTAAATAATGAGGAGATAGAATCAAATAAGCTTTCATATGAAACTCTTCGTACTGAACAAGCAATAAACGCATCTAGAATTATATCACTATCTGCCATAGAAGATATAGGAAATGCTTTAGATGTAGCAAACCAAAAAGCAAAAGAACAAGGAGTGGATATTGAAGAATTGTCAAAAGACATATCAAAACCATTCGAAAAAGTTTTAGATTTTCTAGATGAAGTTCCTGGAGGAGGAGTTCTTAAAAACTTCTTAGGAGTAGATAAAAAATTAGAAGCAGTTCAAGAAGCTGTTACTCAATCATTTATTACTGGATTAGCAGAAACAGGGTCTGTAGGAGCTGCATCATTTGGAGCATTAAGTGCAAGTGCCGCTACATTTATGGCAACTCTAGGTCCTATATTAGTTCCGTTATTAGCAATAGCAGCTGTATTAGCTGGATTAGAAAGAGGTATGGAAATTGATAAAGAAATTTCCGATTTTGGTAAAGCTATGGGAGTGTCCCGTGAAGAAGCTGCAGGGGTTCACGAAGAAATGGAATCTATTGCTACTGAAACTAAAGTAATAGGCGCTAATACAAAAGAATTATATGGTGCTTATCAGGAGCTAGCTAAATCAATGGGCGTTACTAAATTAGCAAATGCTGATATGGCAGAATCTCAGGTTTTATTAAAAAATCAAATGGGTATGACTGCTGACGAAGCTGGCGAGTTTCAAAAGTTATCCGTATTAACTGGTAAGACTTCAGAGCAAAATTTAGCAATTATTCAAGCAGGAGTTCAAGCTTCGACAGGAGGTTTAATGAATTATAAAGATGTCGCAAAAGACATTGCGGGATCTTCTAAAAAAATGCAAGCTGCGTATCACAATGATGTTAAGGCATTAACAAAAG